AGTCTTTGACTCTTCGAGCTCTGCCTCTACGCTCTCTGTCTTATAGGTCTTAACTTTGGTTGACCCACCTTTGGAAAGATCCATGGGCTTTGCTTTTTTATGTCCATGTGGATCTTCCACATCCTTGGCGCCAGGGAATTTGCCTTTGTCGTCCATGGCACTCTGAAACTTCTTCTTCATGTCAGCATAGAACTTTTCCTTGTCGGGTGTGCCAATGCCATGCTTGGCCGCTCTCTTATCCAATCTGTCCTGAGCAGACATCTTCTGCTTGCCCTCAGGTGTAGCATCAGTGTTGACATACTTTTTAGTCTTTGCTCTGCTAATCTTATGGATATCATTGCCCATGTCAGCAGACTCAGCAACGTCATAATCGTCCCAATAATCTTTTTCCATTTCTTTTTTTAACAAATAATCATCTATTTTTTTACGCATAGCAATCTTTTTAGCATCAGGCTCATCTGGAATATGATCATCTGATTTCTTCTTGGTAGCATTTTTAATTCTGTAATCATGTGTGTATCCTATGTTATTACCACCAAAAAATCTGTTTCTTTTAAATTTATGACCCCGAGAAGTTTTTCCCTTTTCCTCATTCACGTTAAGTCCCTCTGTATATAGATCTGGATTCTGCTGACCCCATTCTCGCATCAGCACACCAGCCATGGCGTTTGCTTCGTTTTCGTCATCACTGCCTGTGGCGCCATCAGGTTCATAGGATTCCATCTGCTTACAGTGTACAAGCTCGTGTGCCAGTGTGCGCATGATGTCCATCTGATGTCTGTCACCAACCACGACGGTAACACTACCATCGTCCATGTTGGTGTAGCCCAAGGCTGACGTATCGTTATGTGGTTTTAGGGTGAGCTGGGGTGTGTTGATACCTAGTCTTTCACAGCACCAATCACAGAACTCATGTATGCGATCCTGTTTGTCAGGTGAGCAAACACTATCTAGTTCATTGATTCTCATCGCCAGCAACCCGTGATTCTTTGATTACTTTACGGATGCCACGCTCAAATTTTGTGCCGTCTCTGCCACGGATACTATTAATCAGACGATTTTGTAGGTCCTTGGCAGTTTCAGCATCATAATATTGGTCGATTTTCTCAAGCAGATTGATAGCACCTTGGATAACGTGCTCAGCACGGTTTTGAACCACGTGATTGCGGTCACGATCCTTGCTGATCTGGTTGAGTTCTTCCAGTATGCTTCGAGTTTTTGCCATGATATCACTCAGTAATCAATTTACGGTATTTATCACTTTCTGGACTTCAAGAACTCTTTTAGTTGTAGTGTTTCAGCCACGGCATCCTCTGCCTGTGCTGTTTCTTCTTGTACACTACCTTGTCTCTTTAGTTTATCCATGATGCTTCCAGCACTGAGTGTCATACTATCCTCTTCGCCCTCTTCCAAATCCTCAATTCTGAGTGTGTCTGGATTAAACTTGAGGTCTACCTTGCTACCTACACCTGAACTGCTTCTGGTCTTCATGAACTGTACCTGATATCTACCTCGCTCACGCATTGCGTTGCTAGTAAAGATACCAATCACGTTATCTGATGTGTTGATCTTACTAATACCACCAGCAATGTGATGATGGTCATACTCAATCTCTTCCACTGCGCTTCTGCCTAACTGTGATGCTGTGCTCAGTAGTATATTACGCTCTGCGGCTAAGTTTCTGAGTTCTTCAGATACATACTTGTCTTTCACAAACAAGTTCTCAGGACTAATCTTTGCGTTGATGGGCATCATCAAGTCTAAGTAATCCACTAACAGCGCGTCAACTTTTACGCCTGACTGTATCTCATACTCTCTGAGGAACACTCTGATATCGTTGGTGTTGATACCACTCTGCATATACTTGACTCTGAACTTACCAGCACCCTTACCCTTCATTCTTACTTTGAGGTCAACGTCATCCATGTTCTTCATGATTTCTCTGGTAGTATAGCCACTCACCATGCTATCTAGTCTCATACTAATCAATTGTTCACTGAGTTCTAGCGATATGTACACTACATTGAGTCCAGCCAAGGCCCAGTTTACGCCTAAGTTCTGTAGGAACAAACTTTTACCACCGCCACTGGGTGCGGCCCATATGGTAATCTCGCCTCTGTTACATCCACCATACAATTTCTGGTCAATGCCTGACCATCCTGTGCTCACTGCTCCTGCTTGTTGCTTGATCCATTCCAAACGCTCCTTGGGATTCTCAAAATAGTCCAGGCCCAAGTCTTTGATAAGGCCAATCTGTACTGCTTCCTTGATCTTTGCTTCCACGGCGCCATAGTTCTGATTCTCAAGATCATCTGTACTGCTAATGATTGCGGCCTCTAGTGCTTTGTGCCTACAAAATGTCTCAAACTCATCCAGGAACCAGTTCTGATGATCTGGTGTCACGTTGGGTATGATATCCAGTTTGAGGTTGCCCACACTGTTGATTTGTTCTAGTGTAGGCATAGTGTTGTGGTCCTTGGTGTGACTCATCATTAAGTCCACAGCGTTTCTAAACTGCCTATCAAAATGTCTTGCTTGCACAATGTTCTGGCATCTGGCAAATAAGTCTGGATCAGATACCAAGAACTTCAGGAACATCTCCTGTATTTCTGGTGTATATTCGGTTATGTCAGCCATACATTCTCCTATAGTATCTTTGTCTTTACTTGTATTTTTATTTTGTTGTCAGTTGCGTGTTCCATGATACTGCTCAGAGTTAGTAAGCGTCCATACTTACCCACTGCGTCACCAGCATCCTTACAATCGTGACTCCAGGGCGGGAAGCTCACATCCCAGCCTAACTCCACTGCCTGCTCAATCAATTGCTTGCCTGGTCTGTCTCTGTCAGGACACAGCACTACCCTGATGCCCAACTTGTCTATCAGATGTGCTTGCTCTGGTGTTACACTGTTACCCATTACGCTCACACCATCCAACAAGATAGCATCAATCAATCCTTCGCACACCACAACAATCTGTCTGTCACCGCCTGTAAACCTGTCTATGTTGAATACATAGCCTGGTTGTATCTGCTGTAGGTATTTGGGTGTACTTGAGTTAGGCGGGTTTATGTGTCTGCCTGACCAGCCCACTATCTCATTGTTAAACATAAAGGGGATAGTTACCCGCTTGCGATACAATGTTGTGTCAATATGGAATAAGGGATACAGTCCCAGTATGCCTCTGTCACGAGCATACTCCTTGACATCATGACCGTTTGGCAAGTCCTCGATATTGGTGGCCTCGCCTGGTAGCTCTACGGTCTTAAACTTATGAAAGTTTATGCTGTACTCAGTGTGTAGATCTGCTTCGTCCAGTTCTTCACTATGCTTGAGTAACTCCAACTGTACTGAATTCAGCTCTGAGACGCTACATCCGAGCTTCTCAGCAAGGTCTCTGTACCGCTTGCTAATACCTGGGTATGGAGTCCAGGCCGCCTTGGCACCGCAGTTGAAGCAGTGGAACGCTATCTTGGCACCTGTGGTAATCACGCCGCCACGCTTGCGCTTCTCATTACAGATGGGACAGTTGAAGGTCACCCAGCCACTGGGAGTTTTACTGTGTCTGGCAGGCAAGTTGTCTAAGATCAGACGATGTGTACGTTCAACAATGGAATCGATTGACATAAGTCATTGTAACACACTCAGGCAGTGTTTGTCAATTTCTGAGTTCGATTTTGGTAAGGGTATTTACGTTGCCGTCAGCAGGAGTGTTCACAACTCTGAGCCAGTTACAGGCTACATTAAAGTTGGTGTAAAAACAACCTTCGTTGCCCAACTGACCGTTTACAATGATGCCTTTCTCAGTAATGGTCGAGGTCTTGACATCATACCAGTCAATGCTGTCTATACTGGGATCAGGTGCGTAGGGTATGTTGCTGGCTTGGACTTTGAGGGTGCCAGTGTAGCCGTTGATGTGGAAGGCCATGGTGTGCTGACAGTTGGTAAAGTTTCTGTCCAAGTTACCAAACATAGCACTAGTAGTAAACACGTTGCTATCACCAGGACCGCTTATCATGATATTAGCATTGCCTTCCTGGGTCTCTACTGGATAACTGTATGCTTGATCAGTAACTTCCATAGTGAATCCCAAACCGTTATTCTGATTGCTGTAGAGTGGCTCTTCATATGTATCATACATCTGCTTGTTCTTTACTATTGTAAAGTAGCAGTGATACAAACCAGGCACTAGATTAACTATGTCGCCCTCTCTGAGCACTAGTTTGGCAATGCCCTTTTCTAACTGATCAGGGGTCAATAGTTTGCTGACCACTCTGCGGCGGGTAGTTGCGTCAACAATATAGCAACGGATCTCGTCTGTGGTTATGGTCTGAAGTTTACGATCCCTGTCACGGATGTTGAAGTAGATCGTGTTCGTCAAACCTCTGTGAGCAACAACATGAGTGGGATTCATATTTCTGTTATCAACCTCTACGCCATATGCCGTGTAAACTAGATCGATCTCTGTGCGATACTGGTATAGTTTATTACTTTGCATACTCATTTATTGTATTTATCCTTGTCGTCGGTCATAAATACCCTTGGATATGGATAATCCTTATACAGAATTCGAGTTCCTCACAGGCCTACAATATGGTGACAATGAATACATTGGCATCGTTGTAAACTCTGACAATCATTTAATCACTTTCTATGATCTGGAATCCTTGCCTAGTGTGGAAGCACAAAAATATCTGTTACATCTGGGCGATTTATGGTGGTGGGAAAGTAATCGACAGATACCCATAGACGTATTTCTACACATAGAGATGACCCCATTCAAGCCCTTCCTCAAGACCCTGGTAACCAAAGACACTGAAGTAATGTTTGGACCCATGGTAAGCCTACAAAACCTTATCAGAAAAAGAATCAAAAGACGTACAGTTCAGTTGGTCAAAAAGGTTGACTAAATTCAGGAAATTTAGTCTCTATATACTCCTGCAAAACTATACCAGAATCAGATGGGCGATTAATCATGATGTTCCATAGTTTGGATTCCCACTCTTCAACACCCTTGATAGTATCTGGGGAAAACTCATAATCAAAAACTTTAGATAGATATTTCATTGAGTCTATTGGCATGGGATGGGTGTCCCGATCCTCAGGGGGTAATATAATTAATTTATTTTCATTATAATCTTGATCGTACCCCATTTCCCAAAAACTAGGTTTGAGTTTAGTATTGAGATAATCTATCATAGGTTTACATTCAGGGTGATCCAATATTTCGGTTTCAAAGAATTGGTGATCTTTTTCTCCGGGGAAAAAGTTATCAAGCATACAAATTTGATGTGTTTGTGAAGTCAAAGTTTCTAGAAATTTAGAGCCTCCAGTCATTATACTTGCATCCCTAATAATGTAGTGATTGATATTCAAAAGGTCAGGTGCTAACTTTTCGTTACATGTCCCAGGATGTAAAATATTACCCTCTGTGAACCAGCCTCTGTGAGATTTGATAAACCAATCACTCCTAAATACACTGCTCCAACATACTATTACAAGATCGTCCTGATCAAAACTAAACTCCTGGTTTGCATGAAATAGTTGATGTCTAATGTATTCATTACCTGCGCCACTGTGACCAAAATTGTAATATTCAATCTGATCACCGAATTCTAATTTAATAACTTCTGGCCACATTGGCCAAGCATATCTAGTGTAACTACAACCAAACGCAAACAGTCTTTTGACGGGTCTAGTTATCATAACCTATTCTTTCTATTTTGGTAAGTTTTGTTCTGATGTATTCTGATATAGATTTTTGACTCTTACAAATGATATTATCAAATTTTAATTTTGTAAACATCGTGAAGTCCAACATCTGATGGTAATGTCTGGCTCCTACAAAATCCAAATACTTCATTACTGCATACATATGAGTAATGTCTCTGGACATACAATGCTCAATTTGATCTAGGTCGGAGTTCAACAGGGAGTTATACTTACCACCCTTGTTTGTATCTCCTTCATTGGACCATTTAAAATCTATGAACCAGTCCCATCTATTGAAGTTTGACCAAAACATAATCACAACATCATTGTGTGATATTTTATGCTCAATATTAGCTAGATTGAATACATGGCTTAGATATGAATTTCCAGCACCTGTTTGACCAAATTTAAAACATTCTAAAGGCTGTAGACTGTTTAGGATTTTTTCAATTTCATTATTGTCATTATCAAACAGAAACAATCTCTGCACATTAGTCACGAAAATTCTCTAAACTTAAACACAAACCCATTTCGTAGGAAGGCATATCCTGATCGTCGTAGTCCTGAAACACTAAGTTAAAATCTTTGTATGATTCCTCATCGCGATGTTTTCTTATATACTCAAAAGTGTAGTCCTGACACTTCTTTGCGGCTGTTACAGTAGCATCACTAAAACTCATACCACACACTTTGGATAGATACTCCATGTGATGTTCTGGCATGGGGTGATAGTCTGCTACATGCTTTTTAGCATCTTCAGGAAAGTATCTAAACCACACATCGTGTGTATCAATAAAATTATCATAGGGCAATCCTATTTTAGGTTGACAATATTCTAACAAAGGTTTAGTCTCTGGGTGGGACAGCACATCGTTATCAAAAATACCATGACCATCTCCGGTAGTTTCAAATACAGAAGTAATTTGCATCTGATGATTGGGTATTTTAGTTGTTTCTAAAAGTTTAATAGTGTTAGAAATTGTAAGCAAATCTTTTGCTAAAAAATCTTCCAAGATATATAAACGCTTATCGATGTAAAAGTTTAATCCCCCAGGATTGAAAACATTACCATTACACTGCCATCCACCATCTGTTTCGCCGACGCCATAAGGTTCAAACCAATCTTTTCTGAACATATGAGTCCAGCAAATCATAACCATATCATCAGTTGTAAATTTATGAATTTGATTAGCTAGAGCAACCTGATGAGCAATATACTGATTGCCGGCGGCACATCTACCAAAGTTATAATACTCAGATGGTTTGTATTCAAAGTTAACTAGCTCGGGCCACATAGCCCAATTGTATTTTGTGAAACTACAACCAAATGTAAACAATCTATTCATATAATTTCTCAACTAGTAAGTTTAGTTGCACACAGATAGCCAGAGCAAATGCTACTGCGTGTGCTTTTTTAAAGTGATATTCGTCATTCTCAGGCTTTAGCCATACCTTGTCAGCAATCTGCTCAAAGGATTGTCCTATCAGATGTCGCTTTGCTGGTCTGATAATAGCAAGTATCATAGCCAACTCCATGACACTCTTGGGCTTGTAGTCCTTGACAATGTCATAGTGGCGGTTGATGTGATACAGTTGCTCTACTACTTCTTCATGCTCTAATAGTTCCCACATAGGCTCGCGCTCTACTAGTTCATCCAAGTGAGCAATGTCCTTGACGTCCTTGTAAATGTAGTTGTTGAGGAAGTCTACCTTAAAGTAGCCCTTGGCTTCTGCTGTTTTATGATCTATCTCAGCATAGCCAGCAAGTGGATCTGTGGGAATGTTCTGGAAGTATACGCCAGTGTTGTGCTTTGATAGTTTGCCTGAGTTTTCCACACTCGCTGGAATGTGTCTCATGTGTTTGAGTACACGATCTCTGTTAGCGCAATCTATGTCAACATCAAAATCAATCTTCATTAACTGGCATACCTTCGCCTGGTAGTGTTATTGTAAATTGCTCGTCATGCCACCTGCCATGTATACAGTGCATGAGCTCATGTCCATATCGTTCTGGATGGTAGCTGATCTCTGGATC